TTCCCCCCAAATCTTCAATAATTTATTTATGCAATGTCTGCAATTTCACAATGGTATTGTGGAGGACCGAAGTCATATCCCATTTCCATGTAAACTGCTTTACCCATTCTTGCGTTATCGCCTTGGTCAAGGTCACGAATAAATACGGTACCTTTTCCAGGAACATTTAAGAATATAGGTGTAACAAATGCCATGTCTACAATAAATGCCTTATTAGCAGGTAGATAATCAGACAAAGCCATTCCCATAGCTCCAAATGGAGTTACGATAGTGTCAATGTCAACCCCTCCAACGTTTCTATCACGTGGAAGAATACCACCTGTCAAAGCACCTGAAACTGTTGGGTTAACAAGTTCTTTGTTAAGGTCTAATAACATTGCAGGAGAAATAAAGAGTACAGGTTCTCTCAAAGGAGCACCTGCATCATATAATTTCTTCATAGCACCTGCAACAGTATCCCAATGTATTTTTTGGTCTGCACCTGACCCATCACCATTAGCGTCATTAAAATAAATGTTTCCGCCTGTTAGACTACAATGTTCGTCTAAGCCTCTCATTTGTCTAGTTGATGATGTACCGTCAGAGAATGCACCATTAAATGCTTGGAACTCTGCTTTTTTTGCGACAAGTTCTAATACCAACTCTAATTGAGCTGCCATTTCGTCATTAACAGGGTTAGTACCCTCTAATGATAGTTTGTCAATACTGTTTTTATAGCTTGATGCCAAATCAAATGGCACAATTTCCCCATAAGCTGCTTGAGCAGTAAATGTTATTTGTACTGCTTCATGGAATATCTCAAGCACACCTTGTACTGCAGAACGTGAACGACCATTAAAGTTTGGTGCTCCACCTTCTGAACCAGGTGTAACAGAAGATACAACAGCATTATCAACTGTTTGGAATTGGAAGTAAGTACTATTAATAGCCTTTCCGCCTGTTAATCCTCCAGATGCTGAAAGTAGGGGAGTTCTATGAGGTGTAATTTTAAATAATTCACCTGTAAAATTGTTAATATTTGCTGCGATTATGGGCGTTGGTGAGCCTATAGCTGCCATAATATAAACCTCCTACATTATATCTAATTCTTATACTTAATTTATTGTTGCTTCTGAGCGTCCATCAAATTTAATTTAGTTCTGATGCTGTCTTTTGCGTTACCAGCTTCAGTAACTTTTTGTAGCAACTCAGATGCATCTTGTGGTACAACTGATTGAGAACTACTTTCAAGTGCTTCTACTCTAGCTCTAGCATCACTTTGAACTGCAGTTTCCTGTGCAGGTTGTGGTGTTTCCTGTGCAGCAACACCCTCAGCTTCATAGCCATACTCTTGCTTTGCAAACTCTAAAAGTGCTTCGTTATTAACTTCACCTTTATACACTTGCTTTAATGCTTTACCAAATCCTGTTGTAGGGTCTAAGCCAATATTCTTGACAGTACTATCCATTTCTTTTTCTTGAAACGAAGCCAACTTAGCTTCTAAGTCAGCAATAGTATCATCTTTTCTTTTGATGGTTTCACGCATCTGCTTAGCTCCTGAACTTTCTTCAGTAGCATCATATTGTTCTTCTGTCATTTCGTACCTCCTCACAGTATTACTCTTACAGATAAGCCCTGTGGACGCTTATCGTGAGGCTACAGACCACACTTGACTTTAGATACTGTAGCTCTAACTAAAGTCCTTTACTCTACGGTTTTAAGTACAAGATTTCAACGTAGGCATGAAATCCGATTTGCAGGTCATTTAGTGGACCACGCAACACTTCTACATATAGTATACACTAATCTTCTACAAGTCCAACTATTTCACCTGTTCTTGTTCTAGCAGCACCAATGTCTAAACCACCATACTCTGATTGTATTTGAGCTTGTACTCTTTGCACTCTTTGTTGTGCAGATACATCACCCAATGCTGCTTCTTCTAGTGTACTAATATCTAATTCTCTACCTATTCCTTCAGCAAGTTCCATTGTTGGTTGAGCTGTTTCATACAACTGTGCTGCTCTTTCTACTGTAAGACCTGCTTTTCTAAGTTCTTCAAACCTAGCAAATCCTTGTGTAAATCCTCTAATACTTGCTTGTGCTTGTAGTTGTAATGTTTGTATATCTCCCTTTAATACTTTATCTGATATATCAGGGTCAATTAACGCACCAAATACTGTAGGTGCATCTATATCTAAACCATATCTTTCTCTATATAATCTTTCTACTTCAGGTATTTGGTCTATAACTTGGTTATAAACAAGGTCAACTCTTTGTTGAAACTCTGCAGCAGAAACTTCTCCACTAACTAAATCTTTAAATTTTTGATTAAATTGTTCTGTATCTGTAATACCAACTTCTTGTAAAGTTTCTCTATAACTAGCTTGTGTACTTAATGCTTCACCTTCAGACATTATTAATGTACCATCATCTCTTTGAAGATAACCAAACTCATTTTCCCAAGCACTTGTAGTTCTTACTTCAGCTATAGCTAATTGTGGGTCTGCATATTTAACCCATGCTTTTGCATATTCTTTTAATACAGCTTCAGGAAAAAAACTAAATAAACTTCTAGCAATAGCCATAGCTGCTTCATTAGTTACAGTTGTGCTACTTGTAGTTGTTGTACCTTGTATACCTAGGTTATCGCCTGTACCAGGTGGATTATCATATATATATTGACCACCTTCAGGTGCATCAGGATTAGTTTCTCCTTCAGGTCCTCTTTGTCCAAGTAAGTTATATTTCATTAACCCTCCAAATATCCTGCTGATTTAACTACGCCTGTACCAAAAGCATCTGCCATATCACTAGCAAAACTATTTACTGTAGCTTGATAACCTCTGTCTAAACCTATTTGTCTAAATTTCTGTATAGCTTCTGTTTGATTGTTAGCTCTTACAGCGTCAAGTATTGCAGGGTCATCTTCTGATGCTTGTACACCCCAAATGTTAGATGCTTGTGATACATATGTATTTACAATATTTTGCCAAGATATATCACGGTCATACATACCATATTGTGTCATACGTGCATCTTTCATTTGTTCAATTAACTTAGTTTCATATCCGCCTATGTTACGTAATTTACCTGCTTCTTCTGAAATATTAAATTGTTTATGTAAATGTTTTGGTACATAAGTATCTAACAACTGTTGTACTTTTGTTTCATTAGTAGATACTTTTGTAGTATCACCAAGTGCTGATGAAAATGCACTATCTAAACTAAATGGTGAATAATTATCTAAAGCTGCATTTAACTGTTGTGCTACTTTAGTAGATGTATATTTACCACTAGCCCATTTTTCTGCAAGATACATAGCTCCTGCATCAGATATTACACCACCTAATTTTTGTGCGTCAGATTTAATTTGGTCATAGTATTGAGCTTTTTTATCTTTATAACCAATAGGGTTAGTAGCTCTTTCTATAGCACCGTTATATTCTTCTTTACTAAGTTGATATTTAGTTAAAAACTCTGCCATTTGTGCAGGATTTAATTCATAACTTCCTGTTTCAGCAAAGTTTTCTTGCACTATATTTACATAGTCACTATCTTTCCACCAATATAATTCTTCTGCAATCGTATTTATTTGTTCAATAAATGATTGCACAGGAGTTATATTTTCTATATCTGTATCTAATTCTGTATAGCTACCTGCTGATACTATCTGTCCACCAATACTTAAATTGTTAAATTGTGTTAAAGATACTTTTGTATTAGGTAATGTAGTTAGTACTTCTTGTTTTAACGCACCTCTTTGTAGTCCTTCTTCTATATCTGTTACGTTTGATATTTCATTAGCAGGTACATTCCACAAAAAGAAAGTACCATTAGCATCTTCATACCCTAAATAGTAAACAGCGTCTACTCTACTGCCTTCTACTAAATTGCCTTCTTCGTCTTGTTTAGCACCTTCAACTACTATTATCTGTGTACCTTTAGGTCCGTAAGTTATTTCACTCATCTATCTAACATCTTTCCTATCCAATTCATAACATTAGCACTAGGAGATACTTTTTCTGCTCTCTTTACTCCTTGTTTTAAGTTAGACATAATATTTTTTCCAAAATCTTTTATTTCATCATCTGTAGCTTGACCTGTAAGTATTTTTGAATTTAATAAATCTAATTCTCCTTTTGACCTTGCAGCTTCTAATGTAAGATTGCCAAACCAATTTACAGCTTCTGCAACAACATATGCTTGAGCTACACTAGGTAAACCTATTTTAGTAACCATTCCTGCAATAGCTTCTTCAACGGGGTCTAGCCATTTAAGTGCAGAAAGTAATTTAGAACTTTTAGGTTTTGCAGAAGTATCTAATTCTCTTACACCACCATATTCACTATCATACTTTAAACCTACTTCGTCATATATTTTAGCTATATCTTGTTCTGATAAATTAGCTATTTCATCACCTGATAAATTTGTAACAATTTCTTTATATTTAGCTTCAGGTAAATCTTCTAAACTTTCTATTTTATTTCTATAATTTTGAAATGCATCTTCATCAAAATCTTCAGCATCTAATACATTACTTCCTGTGATATTTGGGTCATTTTCTATTCCTGATGATTTTAAAAATCTTTCATTTTCTACACCTTCAAGATAATTATTTACTGCATCAAAAGCATATAAATCAGTAACTTTACCTAATTTCATATTATCTAAATAAACTTCTCCTTGTAAAATACGTGCATCAGGATATTTTTCTTTAACAAATGCATCTAAATCTTCCATTTCTGTTTCTAATAAATCACTAGCTATATCTTGTGCATTTTGCATAACAAGTTTTTTTTCATTATCAGGTAATTCTTGAACAAATTTACTTTGTTCTAATAATTTTTTTATTTTTTCTTCCATTACAACTGTCCAATCATAGCTTGTATTAATGCTGCTTGTTGCCTTCTAGCTGCATTACCTTTTTCAATAGCAGACATTTCGCCTTCTAAATCTTTTTCTATTTGTTGACCCACAGTAACTTCAGGGTCTGTTATTTGAAATATATCTGTACGTAATTCTTGTGTAGGTACTACTTGTTCTCTACCTTCTAAAGATACTGACATATCTGCATCTTGAAATATATTATTAGTACGTACTGCTTTTTCTAATGCAAGTAGTTGTTTAAATCTTGTAGAGTATTGTCCTGCTAATGCAGTAGAGTATTTATCTTTTTCTTTTGCAGTAGCTTTTCTAGGTACAAGTTGTCCAAATACTTCGTCTATAGTATCGTCCATTTCCTCGTAAGTAGGTATTGTATATCTTGATGCAATAGTTTGTACTGCTGCTTCATCTTCAAGTTTTTCTTGTGCTTCTTCTTGTAAACGTACATCATCACCTAGTTTTTGTATAGCTAAGTCAAGTACAGCTCTAGCAAATATAACATCATCACTTTGTTTTTGTGTAAAACCATAATGACCATTACCAAAATCTTGTATTAGTTTTTGACCTTGTTCAGAGTTTTTATCTATAAATATATTTGCATCTGCATATTCCAATACAACAGATAAAGCATTAGCTGTTTTTTGACCAAACTCATCTTCGTCATCAAAATAATCAGGCTTAACAACACCTGCTCTAACTAAATCTTGTTGTAATCCTGCAACTAATTCAGGTTGTAAAGTTATGTTATATAAAGATGCAAAGCCATCAGGAAAAGGACTAGGTACTTGTACTTGTGTTAAATTACCTTCTTCATCAAGTACGTAATAACCTCTTTGACTAATTAAATTAGTTAATCCTGCTTCTTCAAATATTTGTTGTACTTCATCAGATACTATACCCTGTACTTCGTTTTCATTTACAAGTCCATCACCACCTGCAGTTCCTTGAGCTACTTTAATTTCTTCAAGAATAAACTCAATAATAGTTGGGTCCTCTAATTGTATAGCTGATTGTACTCTGTCGTAATAACCACCAAGAGCTTGTCTAGCTTCAGCAGTATCCATTTGGTCTACTGTAATACCAAAGTTTTCTTGCAATAATTCGTTAATTTTATCCATTAAATATACTCATTACCTCTGTGTCATCTCTAAATAATCTACTATATACACCAATCCAAACATACTTAAAGTCAGGATACTCTGCAATAATTTGCTTTGCAATCTGTGCAACTCCTAGTCTTAATGCTTTTGCTTGTGTATCTGCACTTGATAACCACCATTCAGGATTATCTGTAGGTGATAATTCAGCAGATATTTTACTTGCTTCTTCCCATACAGGATTAAAGTCTGCAAATGCTTTACCACTTTCTGTACTCATTATTGTATCATTTGATAACCATTTCTTTTGCATTTCTTCTAAAACTACTTTTGCTTTTACAGGATTAACTAATCCATAGTCACGTTGAAATCCTGGTAATTCATTTATTAAATAATTTCTATAAACCCTAAGTAATACAGTTTTTTCTTTACTTGTTGCGTCTGTAGCTTCTACTTGTTCTTTAAACGCTGTATATCTAAAGTAACCCAAAGTATCATTAACTTGTCTTTGAAACTGTTCAGGGTCTAATGTTTCTATATCACCTTTATTAAATGCATCATACATATTTGCATAGTTTCTTTCATCATATGGACTATCAGGTAATACATAGTATTTAGATAAAGGTACAGTTTCTAGTACCTCTTTATTTTCTGCTTGAAATTCCATAACCCTATCAGTAAATGATTGTCTACCTACTTTAGATTGTGTTTTAGGTGCAGTTAGCCAACCGTGTTCTATACCATATGTAGCAACAAATTCATTAAATGCAGCTATATTATCGTTATCGTTTTCATCTACAAGTTTTGTATATTCATTTGCTAATACTTGTGTACCCCACCATTTACCATTTTTATCTTCTATATAGTATCTAGGTGTCCAACCTGTAGGTAAAAAGAATTGTGATATACCTCTATATAAATACAATTTACTTGCAGCTCTTTTAGAATATGCAAGATATGCTTCATCTTCAGTTAATCCTTTATCAATATATTTTTGTAATTTACCTTGTTCTAGTAACGCTTTATCTCTACCTACAGCTTTACCATATTTATAAATGTCAATAGATGTAGATGCACGTAACTGTGTTGCTTCATCACCTACACCTGCAGCAGCAAGTATTTTTTGCAACCAAGCAGGTAAAGGAACAATATCTTTAGCTCTTGGAGGTCCAAACTCTCCATATAATAATCCACGCATTTCGTTTCCAAGACCATATCTTGGTAATACTTTATCTGCAAGTACGCCTACATAAGGCAATGGTGCAGGTATAAATCCTTGTCCTAATAAGTTTATTCCTTGTACAAAACCTTTAGGTGCAACACGTACATCAGATTGTTCACCAAATATAGATTTAGTTAAGAAATCTGAACCTGGATATACAAACATTTCTGAGCCTGAACCACTAGGGTCAGGTGCAAAGAAACCTTCTCCTACATAACTATTAGCATTAGAACCCCTAGCACCTGTTACAAATAACTGTGCTTGTCTTGCTCTATAAGGATTAGCTATAAGTAACTTGCTCCAAGTTTGTGCAAGTTCAAACCACACTTCAGGGAATGGGAATATGTTTCTAGTTATATCAGATATTAAATGTTTTTTAGATGCATCATATAATAATTGTTTTGTTGCAGATAATCCATATGCTTTTGATTGTGTATTAGCAAAATCATAATCATCAATCTTTTGTGCAGCAGTAATACCTTGTTGTCCTTGCATTTCTTCAATAACTTTTTTAGGTATCTTTGCTTCTTTAGCTTCTTTAATAAATTGTTTTTGTAGGTCATCAGACATACTTCCAAAGTTATCATTTATCCATTGCCATCTGTATTGTTTAAATACAACAGACCTAGATAAATATGCATTAGGTTTTGTCATTAAATGCCTAAAAGCTATATCAGTAATAGTGTCTAATCTGTTTTCTATTTTGCCTAAAAATCCTGTTACATCATTTTGTGGTTTGTAATATTTAACTAAACCAAATTCTTGACCATCATCTATTAAAGATGACAACCCTC